GGATACGAATCTTTTATTGAAAACGGTTTCGGTACTTTAGATCCTACTAATTCAGCATTCAATACAAAGGATATAGGTAGCAAATGATATACAATAAATCAAGATATAAGTTTGGTGTTAATACTGTCAAACATAAAGGTAAGGACATCACCACCTCTGTTGGTTCAGAGATGGACAATCTTATAGAGAATATAGAATCCTTGTATAATTTTGAATATGGAAGAATACCTTCTGAACACGATTCAAGACCAGACCTAACATCTTATATTTTCTATCAGACTGTAGGATACTGGTGGATGTTAATGCAGTATAATAATATTACAGACCCTTTTGAAGGTTTCGCCGCAGGAAATATCATTAAAATACCTAAACTATAATGAACAGTTCTAACTCACTTTCTGAAAATAGCAGAACCCTTCAAGCCGTAGGGGTAGAGTCTCCGTTTGTTATATTGTCTAATAATCCTGATAACTTAGAAGACGGTCTTATCTTATCTCAAAGACAAGGAACTCTTATATCTTATACAGAGGATTTGAATCCTGAGAATGGAAACTATGAGATACTACTTGAGTTAATTGATCCAGACGGCCTATTTATATCAAAGGTTTTTAGTTTCCATCACCAGCATATAAGAGAGTTTTTCAGATCTATAAATGGGAGTACTCTTTTAAAAGATGAAGTTTTTATTAGAACCTTTCGTGAGGAATTAGAAAAACTGTTTAAAACACAAAAGGTTTCATACAAGCCGGGGTTTTGGGGGTGGCTTCGAGGTATATCAGAAGACGACATAATAACACCTTCAGATAATCCATATGATGAGTATTCATTGGATCAGGTTCCTACTGAGCTTCTTTCAAGAGCAACTAGCATAGCATCTGAAAAAGCGTATAGAAACCTGTCAAAAGAAGCAGCATCTACAGAGTCTTTCGTAGAACTACAAGACGCGCTATACCAGCTTGGACATCACCCAAAGCTTTTCATTAAAGTTGGAACTGAAAGTGAAGATAACCAATCAGGAGTGCGTCAAGTATTAATAACCGGATTACAAATTAGTCATGACTCAGGAAGAGATCAAGTAGTGACAGTAAAATTAGGGCCGTTCCAAGCGCCTTCGGAGAGCGCAGATTTCTTACCACCATTGCCTACTCAAACAAATCAAGAAGAGGGGAACATAACTTTATTTCCAACAAGTAATACAAATCCTTATAGAATACTTGATGGCATTTTTAAAAACAAAGGACAGTATCAAGGTCTTAGGCAAGCGCAACTTCCTTTAGATGAATTAATAGAAGACAATAGCAGAGGCTTAGTGTCGATCATTGAGTGTTTACTTCAGGAATACTTAGCAGATGAGCATACACTTCCTTTGATTTTTATAAATCCAGTCCTTGATGCGAAGATAAGAAAAACCATAGATCCAGAGAACAAAGGTCTATTCAATCCAGGAGTTATAACTAACTTAGGAAGATTTTTGAGGGAGTGTGGTTTAGAAATTTTAGTTAAACAGGATGTTTTAACGAAGGCAGTAGTTGAGAGGGGTGATGTTTTTGAGACAACTGATGTTGTAGACGATCCTGAGTTTAAAATAGATCCTGAGGATAATGTCCTTCGAGCACAAAAGCTAAGGTTTTCTTGGGATTTAAAAATTAGAGTAGACGATAATTCTAGTAAGATAGAGACAGCTAAAAAAATACTCAAGAGGCTATACAAAAAATTCAGTGTAACTCCTAATGATATATCACATGGATATGTTAATGATATAACACATAAAAAAATGATAATCAGGAAATTGTTTTTTTATGGAAATAGGGATACTCTATCTTTTTATAACATTAGAAATCCTCAAAAGATTAAAAGAACAAACTCCATAAACCAATTTTATTATGCAAATAAGTATGTCCGTAAGACTACTAAATTTGGAGTGACAAATACATTCAGAGCAAACAACATCGGAATTTTAGAAGATACTGAAGTTACTAGAGGGGATTTCCCAGACCTTCTTATTATGGGTGATGATTTCTTTATTAGATCTTTAATATTTCCAAACGATCCAGGTTTTGCAGACGGTGCATTTAAAAAATATACTGAAAAGTTAACAGAACTAGGGATATCGAATATAAGAGAGGTTTACTGTAACGCTAGTAACTTTACAGGATCTGTTGGAAAAGATAATTACACTTACCTTTCTTATCTAAAAGACTACAGTGAGAATATTTATAAAGTTGATAAGGTAGGTACTAGAGGGTACAGGGATATACCTGATGAGCTTGCATATTTCATAACTGATATAGAGGCGCAAGCTGCATCTAAATTACCTGTGTTTACTGCAAACAAGAAAAACTCAAATGTCATATCTGTAACTTCTAAGGAACAGGGTATAGCATTCGCTGAGTTTACTAAGTTCTTTACATTAACAAAGAAGGAAGGTATGACTACCCTGTTTAAGGCACTAACTCCTAGAAGAAAAGGGGACACCTATAACTTTGATCTATCAGAGGATAAGATAGAATCCATTTCTAAAAAAGTTCTTCTTAATACTTATACTAATATCTCCATGATAAGACTTATAGAATCTTTAACTAACAAAGATGTGATGTCTGAAGACACTGAAGAGTCTAAAAACTTAAAAGATTATTACAAGAAGTTTATAACTGAACTTAGAGATTCATATTTAGTTAGAACTAAAAAACTGGATGAGGATTCCGTTATCAATTATCTTACATATTTAGACAGTATGGCTCAACATGCAAGATCAATAGTAATAAAGGTTCCTTCACAATTTTGGATAACGGGTCTTGATAAGATGAGACTACCTGTTCTATTTTTTCATGAAAATCCATACATATCAAGTTCTGTGAGTCCCTTCTCTAAAAGAAGCCCCCTTTCAGGTATTTATGAAATATTAGGATACAAACATACAATAACTGACTCAGAGTGTTATACGGAGTTAGTTCTTCAAAGAAATGTTGTTTCTGACACCTATAATCTAGGTGCGGTTATACCAGAGGAATAAATGAAACTTTTTACAGCGATAGTTACTAATGTTATGGACCCTTTCGATCCTACGATTATTTATTGTAGGATTATAGGGTCTGATATGGAAAGTGATGATGGCATACCCGTGCTTTATACTTCTCCATTTTCTAGAAATAACGCTCTCGGATCAGGAGGGGGATTAACTGCGTATCCTTCTAGGGGTGATCTTGTTTTAATAGCTCAAGCCTCTAATGATGCGTCTTACTTTTATATGTCAACAGTTACCGCCATAGGTAGACAAGACCTTGAAGAGGGTTTAGATAATTACCCTTCCGATGAGAAGCTATCGACAATGGATACTGCAAAAAGAACTATATCTCTAAAAGATAATATAGGTGGTGTAGTCGAACTAGTTGATAAGTCTACAGATAGTTTAAGAAGGTCTTATGTTAAAATTTCAGACGGACCTGATGCAATCACATTAAACAGGCAGTATCAAAACGAGTCTATTCACCTAAGGACAAGGGGTGGGGACACTCAGATACGCATGAACGGCCCTAGGAAGTTCTCTGGCGTTGATCACGGCCCAGGGTCACTATTAGTACAGGGTGAGAGAAACACCGTCCTAAAGACCAAGAAGGGCAATATAAAACTAGAGGCTGCTGCTGAAGCTAGGTCTATAAAGATAACTAATTACGCACAGTTCATAGGCGCTAATGTTTCTAATGCTACTGACCCATTCTCGGGTCAGATTACTATGGAATCTCTTTACAATCAAATATGCTTGAGGACTTATGGTTATGGTCCATTTGCTAATCCCAATAACGGCATATTTTTACAAGCTGGTCTAGCACCCGCATCTCTAGTGCCAGCGTCCTTACCTTCAGGGGGCATAGTTCAAACACACGGAGCATGGACAAACAACATGCTTTGCGGAGAGGGCGTGGCATTTGGTATTAGCATGAATAATGTTAATAAAACTATGACAATACAAGCTCCAGCAGGAATTGCCATAAATACTGGAGGCATAGTATCTATAAATGGACTGACTGTTAATTTACAGGATCCTTTAAACATCTATCCTGCAACAAATCCAGGCGCAGGATTACCAGTCGCACCAAGACCTACAAACCTAGACGCACAACCACCTGTACCAGGAGCATAAAATGGCATCAAACCCTAACATATTCGGAGAGAGTTTTCCCATAGGCACAGGATCAATTCCTACTTTTGGAGTTCCTTCATGTATGCTTGAGCTAGGACTTGACGCTTTGAGGTTATTACCTGGAGACGCCTTAGCCACCATAATGATGAGCATGAACGAAGGTGTTCTTGCTGCTAGATCGGTTATTGCTGACATAAAAGCTGAGATACTTGAGTTTCTAGGTCTTGCTCAAGATGAGAAAGATGGATTAACTTTCTTTAAAATTGATTCCGGCTGGGCTGCATTAGGAGACGCCATAGCTGCGGTAGCAGGAGCTATATCCTTTATAAATGAACTAGCTGCTCAGGCTCAAGCTTTCGCAGATCAAATTCAAGACATAAAGGATTGTCTTAGTGATTACGAAACACATTTAAAAAGACAGAGGGGTAGTGATGCTGCCTTAGCTCCAACTGAGGCTTTGATGGTTATCTATGAAGCTCAGATCTATTCAGCAGAAAAGTTTGTAGAAGATGCCACCGCCTTAATGGCCGACATTGTTCAGGTTCTTAATGAAAGAGAGCAAGGTATAGGCAACCCAGAGGACCTTTTAACGGGCGCTGATGCTGATGTTGAAGTAGGAGATGATGGTATATTTAGATTAACCTACGGTCCTCCAAGAACAACAAAGGGAACCTTCCTTCTTTCTGTAGACGGTTTGTATTATGATTCTCAAAATAGAACTTATGCTTCATCAGGATCCGTTCCAACAATAGAGGATCTTCAATTCGTACCTGATTCTAGTAGATGGAAATTAGATCACTCTCCCAACCTAGGAGGTAAGGGAACTCAGATAACATTAGGAGATCTTAACAGGTATGTTGATACAATATTAGATCCAAATTTAATAGATGACTCATCATATTTAAAAGAGTATTACAATGCGGATCACCTAATTCAGGTATTGGAAGGACATAAAAACTTAACAATTAGTCAGCTAGACTCTCAAAGGGAATCTATAGCAGAGATATATGACACAAGTTCTGCTGTGTATATTAACATGCAGCAACAGATATTCTCTGAAATAGAGTTATTTGATATAAAACTAAGAAAAAGAAAAAAGCAAATAGAACTAGCTGTTAAGGCACCTGATTTATTTGGTGTAAGCTCCATGTTCTCCCCAGGAAATGTACCAGTAAACGACTTCTCGTATTTAAGTGATATAAATTTAAGCATAGAAGTAGAAAAACAGAAGAAGCTAGTTATTGATCAAGGAGATATTAGCGGAGTCGTACTTCCATTTAAGCCTACTTTTGTAACCAGTAAGGCATCTCAAAACGGGGTGGCTGTAGCTCCTATTAAAGTTAATAAAAATATAACAGGATCCTTTGTCGATATAAGCCCTTATTCAGAATCAGACTCTAGCATAGTTCCTGTATTGACATTAAATGATCCTATAGTTACTGACGGTTTAGTTTCAGTTTATAACTTCTTAGAAACAGAGGTGGAGGATACCGGATCTATTAAATACAATGTTACAAATTGCACAGGGGACTCTAGACAGAACTTACAATTAGTTTCAAAGTCTAGGTCTTCTGCATTCCCTAAAGGTTTAGGGATACCTAGGTTCAGTGGTATAGTTAAGTTTGATTCTGATGAAGACTCTTTTATAAGAAGAAGTGAACACGGAACTTATGGAAGACTTCCTCAAACATCAGAAATACAAAACCTCCTTTATAATCCAAAGGGATGCTCTTTTGATTTTTGGCTACATATGCCTAATCTAGCGTCTGGATTAAATTCTTTTGAAGTAAAGGTTTTTGATCAAGGACTCCCTGCCTCTTCACAGATAAGCTCCTTAACTTTAAACAGTGAAACAGCAGCGTGGACTGATTTCAATTTCTTTAAAGCTATACTTTGTAATGAGAATACAGGAGGTCGAGATTTAGGGCAGGACTCTGGGTCAGTTCTTAATAATTTTTCAACGGATGCTGTTAGAGGTATGTTCATAGGATTCACTAGATCTCCTATATTCACCATAGGTGGATTAGATACAGATGCTGATAATGTAAACGACACTTTCCCAAACCCTGCGGGATCAATGAATCCTTTTGAAAACTATGAAGGAATTATTACAGCAGAGGATAGTACTAAAGCTGATAATACATATTTCCTCATAGCCCCTATGCAATCTTTCTCTAAAGAGGGTTGCTCATTTATAAGAAATGAGGATTGCTCACCTAATGAATCGGAATACAGGGGTCTTAAAATCCCTATTACAAAATCAGTAAATGGAGTTTCCTTGACGGACTGTTCATCAGGATTTATGCACATGAGCATTACCTTTAATTTTGAAGACGACACTATTACAGTTTACTTAAACGGTAATGAGCTAGAGTCTTCTTCAGTTTCAAATGTGTTTGGAACTGATAAGGGTAAACCTATAAGTATACCTACCTTTGCAAAGGTGGGAGGAGAAACTTCCAGCTTCAGCTACCCAGGATCCATACCTATTCAAGAAAGTGAGGATTTCTTAAATGGACCTAGGCTTGATCAATTTTTTACTCCTTGGATTGTAGGTGGAGGATGGACTGACGGGTTCCCTCTTAAAGCGGAAGCCTCTAAGGGATCTACAAAAATAATACGGAACCTGAATGAATTAGGAGCTAACTCAATAACCTATGGCCCAGGAGGTTATGAAATAAACCTTTCTTCTATATATGGAGGCTTCTCGGGACCTTCAAACGGTATGTCTAGCGGGTTAGGAGGTCATCTAGGAAGTTTAAAAATATATTCAAAACCTCTATCTAATAATGAGGTAAGCGTTAATTATGACGCTCACAAGACTTTCTTCAGCAACATAAAAACTATAAATGGCTTCTAAACTATATGGATTATTACCGCAGGGACAGGTTCTAAAATCAGTCACATCTCCCATAAGCAAAGAGGTTTATGGGTTTAGGTATCCTGTTGGTAAGGGGGACATTTTATTTAAAAAATCCTCTAACAAAGAACTTCTAAGAGGACAGATTTATCAGTTAATGTTTACTAGCCCAGGGGAGAGAATCTTCCTTCCTAATTTCGGTATTGATCTAAGATCCTATGTTTTTGAGCAGCTTGACGATTCCTTGATAGCGAATTTACAGGATCAAATATCTAGTCAGATAAGGCTTTACATTCCTAATGCAGAGCTTACTTCTATAGATGTTAAATACGACGAAGGCGAGTACTCAGGAATTCCAACATTGATAGTATACATGACCATAAAAGAAAAAGAAACACAGGAAGTTATACCACTGGAGTTTACGACATGACAAACATCCCCTATACATATGCAGCTTCGGATTTCATGAAGTATACATCTTTTAAAGATGATCAAAAAGAATCTTTAATTGATTATACCTCTACAGATTTTTTAAGTCTTAGAGATAGCCTGATAGATTACATAAAAGCTGTTTATCCTTTAGACTATGGGTTATTTGCTGAATCAGATTTGGGTATGATGCTTGTCGAAGTAGTGGCTTACATGGGTTCAGTAATGTCTATGAAGACAGACATGATTGCTCATGAGATGTTTTTAAAGACTGTGAAATCTCCAGCTAACCTAAGAAAGATATTTGAAATCATTGGGGTTAGACTAAGAGGTCCTGGATCAGCAGCAGCCAAAGCTTCTGTAACATCAGAAACCGCTGTAGCAAGTGAAATAACCATACCTGAAGCATCCAGGGTTTTTGAAGCTACTTCTAATCTTGACGGATCTCCAGTTAACTATACTTTATATAAAACCACTAATGGTATAATAGAGGACCCTTCAACTTCTAACGATATAGTTCTATATACATCAGAGTCTGAAGGAGATACAGGATTAGTTTGGGAAAATTTAGTATTAGCTGAAGGTTCTTTATCAATAGATACAGGAGTCTTTTCAGATGTAGATGTTTTAAAACAAATAACTCTTGAAAACGGACCAGTAGTTGATGGAAGTATTCAAGTGTATATTAGCGATGCAGGAGATTATGGAGGGACCTACAGAGAAGTAACCTCTCTTTTGTCTACTTCATCCTCGGACCTTAAAGTATTTCAAGTAGCTTATACCGATGATTTTATAGCTACATTACAGTTCGGAGACGGCATAACTGCTGTAATGCCTCCTACTAATTCCACATATACTATAACTTACAGAGTTGGTGGAGGCCAAAGAGGAAATGCTCCATCTAATTTTATAAATGCATCTATAAACACCCTAGAAGGATCCTCTGTTAATGTAGTTAATACAAACCCTTTAACAGGGGGTCTTGAAGCTGAGACTATTGATCAGGCCAAGAAATATGCCAAGTTTGTTTATAGACAGCAGGATAGGCTGGTATCCTTAGACGATTATCTTACATTCGTTAATAACTATAGAAACTCTTTGGGTCAAGCTTGCAAAGCATCTGTTACTACAAGAAAGGCGTTTAGTTCTTCAAATATCATAGATATCTATCTTCTACAAAAAGCCTCCACAAACCAATTTGAAAAAGCATCCTTGTCTTTTAAGAGAGATTTGCTAGAGGCTATGGAACCAAAGAAGATGCTTACTGATGAGGTTGTTTTAGTAGACGGTCTTATAAGAACTTTAGATTTAGATATAAGACTTACTGTGGATAGGGAATTTGAATCAAGAGAGACCGACATACTTCTAAGAACTTCAAAAACCATTTCAGAGTACTTCAGCGTTGATTCTAGGGAGTTCGCAGAAGTGTTCTCCCCCAGCGACATAACAAGGGAGATATTTACTAATGTTGATGAGGTTAGATTAGCTGAGGTTATGAATTTTAGTGAACCTATAACATTAGAAATAAATGAGATCCTACAGTTAAACAACTTTAATCTAACGGTGAATTATGTCTAAGTATACAAGAAGAAATTATTACGAGGCACTAGATAAGATCATTCCTGAGATTTACAGGGAGGAGGATCTAAAACTATCTACTGAATCTGAGGACCTAGCATCTAAGATTTTATATTACGATGCTGATATGGTCATAAGATTCTTGCCTATTAATAAGCTTCTTTATAAATTCTGTACAGATCCTGTCTATGAGGATGTTCTAGAATTAGGTCCTTGGAACACTACAGACTATTTAGATAGAACCATATACGGCCCTGGGTTAGGTGTTTATCACGGATGGTCTGAAGGTTTAGTAAAGTACTTTATACCACAAAACAAACTAACTTATATAGAACCTCATGAATTTAGCTTAGAGATTCTACAACCTTTAGGATATGAGATTTCAGATTATAGCACCTCATCTGAATTTTATAACTTCGTTAGCGGAACCTTATACCCACAACTGCAACTAGGAGACGGGCACCTAGGATCAGAAACGGAAAGGGAGTTGGTAAGTAATACAGATGGAGCCTTCGGTTCATCATATGTCGATTGCTTAAAGTATCTTTTAAATTCTCTAGGTCTTTTTGCTTTATTAAACTATAACGGAAATACTCCTCCTGCTGACGAGTCTGATTACATAAAAATAATAAGAGGTCTGGTAGCAGAAGTTTTTACAAAAAGGTTTTACATTGAGGAGAGCCCAGTAACATTAGAAGACGCACTGTATGTTATAAAATCTATAAATCAAAGCGTTGGGGGGATTCTACCGTATGCATACAGTAATGAATTCAGAAAGGATGATACGGACCCTTATCTAAGCGGAACACAGTCACTAGATAAATATCTAACCTGGAACTCCATACTTTATGGATTATCTGAAAACGAGCTTTCTGATACTTTTGTAAAAGACTTCTACATTAGTTACTTTGTAGATAAAGATTATGAACTTCCAACAACTCAAGAAGGGCCATTTAAAAGATTTTTAAAGGCTGTTGGATTTTTCATAGGAGATCTTGATAATGAAAGTTTTTCTATAAGCACTTTAAACTCTATAGAGAAGTGTCCTAAAAAATACCTACCATATCTAGCAGATTTCATAGGGTGGAAGTTTTACACTAGCAATGTAGATTCATGGAGAAGACAACTTCGAGACGCAAGGGTCCTCTTACAGAAAAAAGGAACTAAGCAGGGTCTTATTGATTTACTAAAATCAATACTACCAGCCACTGAGATAGATTTCGATAAGTCTTTTTCTGAGTATTACGAGTCTTATATACCTAATCTAATATACTACTTACTAAAAACCGAATCTGATTCTCTACAGTCTTTAGAAACATGGACTATAGATAAGTATTCTGAATACACAGAAGGGGAGTATGATCCAATAAGCTTAGACACCAACATAAAGTTTGTTGTTGATCATATTTTATTAGATGCTGTACACGAATTCCCTGAACTTTTTAATATAAAGGGTTACGCCTTCCAACCTGACAATCCAGCCTTCGTGTTCAACTATAGAGGAAGGGACTTTAATATACCTCCATTTGAAGACGAAAGATTCTATAAAGATTGCGATGTAACCTATGACCTTGTAAGGTTTATAAAAGAAAAATTACTATGCCTAGGTGTTGAAGATACCTACTGTGATGCTTTTGAAGCGTATGTTCTATCTAATACGATAGAGAGGGATTTAGATCCTAAACTATATAACAACGGATTTTTATTTTTAACCAAGACCCTTCATCAAGCACCTAATTACGACAGAATTATTAAAGATTTTCAAAGTAATTTTTACGATTACCTACCAATGTGGAATGGTAAGTCTTCACGATTCTCCTTGGAAGTCTCGTCTGGAAACTTTGATGATAGCTTCTTTACAGCGACGGCTTATTCAAAAGAAGACTTTTTTGATTCTTTAAAGGCAATACAGGACTTTACTCCTGCTAAATCAATACCTAGAATAGATATAAGTTTAAAAGCCCCTGATGTAATTGATCCTTATACAAACACATACCCCAGGATATCATACTCCTTTTTAGATTCTCCAAATCCAAGCGGTGCCTTAGCATCCTTTGAACTTTCCACTCTTAACATGAGGCACCCCTCTTTAGGATTGGTCGGAAGCAGTATTGATCCTGGTTACGAATACGATTCCCGTGGAACTAATAACTACTCATCTTTGCCTGTCTTCAAAAGGGATAGGTTAGGTTTTGGTAGAGAGAGTACGAATGCCGCATGGGTAGATACTAGCACAGTATACAATGTCAGTGGTCCTTATGAAGAGGTGATACCTAGAACTGCTACTAGAAGAAGAGACTTTCAAAAAGTACTTTCCAAAGGACAGTTTTTTAGAAGAGATGGATTTAACTCTCCAACATTTTTAAACACAACTACAGTAGGTAAAGCCTCTACATTAAATTCCTTAGGAGAGTTTAGTTCCTTAGCTGAATTCATACCATTAGGACTTATACCGAGTTCCCAGGAGTACACCGCCGTACCAGACCATAGGAATATTCCTGATGTTTATGATGAATGCCAGGACACAGATTCAAACGATGTTTTTAATGACATAAGAAGTAAATATACTTTTAAGATTAGAGGCGATAGGGACGCTTACAACCCACCTAAGGACTCTTCTTTAATGAATAATCTTGTATTTAAATATAGAGATAATTTAGAAGATGTATACAGCCTCATTTATAAACTTAAAGATAGAGAGATTTCCGAAAAGGCTAGACTTACCGTAGAAAACAATATTCATCTAGCCACCAATATAGACTGGATGAAGGAAATAGAATCTTTAAAAAACAAGCTATGGAATGAAACAAACTACTTGTTAGAAGAAGGCTTTTACAACTTCAAGATGGATGTTTATGAAAGAGTTCCGGCAGAAATAAATAAGACATTTAACTATCTGTATCTTAATGATTATGTTAAGTATGGTAAGGGCCTTGTATCTAATGCTGCGTTAGATGATTACTTGTATGGAGGATCTACTTTAGTTTCTCACATATACGGACCTATATTTTTCAATGGTCTAAATAAGTTAGACGGTTCTTCAGTAGGTAAAGTATCGGCATCTACGGATGATAGGAATAACACCGTATTTGATAGAAACTCCATAACGATAAACAATAAAATAAAATCCATAGATCAGGACTTTGAATTCCTAGCCAGATTCTGTGACACAGACCTTTTAGATAATTACATGCAGGTTGGAGTTGCTCCTGAATCCTACACTCCTTACTTCATAAGCGGTGTAGATATTATAACTTGGAGAAACTCAAATAGCAACAAGATCATGTTATATGATCTTTCTTCTGATGAAGGTTTCTTAGATAAAGACTCTTTGCTTCTAGATGGTAATTTAATTTGTTTAAAGGCCAAAGAGTACCTACCCAGGTTTAGATACACCTTTAACTACAAAGAGGCTGGAGACGAAGATAACTTCCTCAGACCAGAACATAATTATTCTGTTGAGGTTAGCTCATTGTTTCTCGAAGAGGATAGTTTCAAAACGAGTTCAAGGTCTGTGTCTGTATGGATTCATACAGAAGAAGAAACTGATTACTATGGAAGAAAAGTCTTCTGGAACTATATGCCCAATGGACAATGGGAGATGCTTTTTACCAGTTCTCTTCAGGGTCAAGACGGGATATCCTATGTAAGAAACTCCCTCTCTCATATATTTTCTCATCAATCAAAGGACATAGAGTCGTTAGACAATATACGATCTTGCTATGTAGATGATGTAAACAGAGAGGTGTTATACTCTTTAGGTAAGGAAGATCTTATTTCAAATAAGGTGTCGTTTAATACTCTTAATAGAAAAATAAAGATACCTATCGAGTACTATCAGTATAAAAACCAACTTCACAGGAAGGATCAAAAATATGTAATAGAAGTTTTCCCATCTCTGTCACAAGATGATTCTGAATTCTGGGCTTTTAAAGGTATTAGGTGTACCGATGACACGATGAAGAAGAGAGCTTCTATAAGATTTAATCACTCAATACCAGACTACTCATTATCAAAAACAGATACGGACAAAGAGATAGAACTATTCTATCCTGATGGTAATCCTGTTAGTTTAGGTTCTCTTATCTATATTGATAGAGAAGGTTCTTTTTACAAGGATAATATTCCTCTGACAGTATCGGTTTCTAAATCTGGAAAAAGAATTCTGTATAGTAAGCTGTTTGTAGGCTCAGAGGAGTTTCCAACTTCACAGTCTATACAACCAAACGCCACTTCTTTCTTTAGACCTTATGAAGGATACGCAGTCTTTGCAGGGTATACAAAGGACTCCTTTATACAGGATAATCTTGGGGATTTTACATACATAATATCAAAGAATACAATACAGGACTATACTCTACAAAATTATGGAAGTTCTCAAAGTGACATGTTACCAGCACTAAAGGTACAGCTTCCATTCAAGGTGGATTATGGTACTTTTGGCTGTCGGTACGAGGGTCTTAGTGGTACTGCTTTTGATTTTGATAATACGGATGTTTATAACTGGTCAAATCCTGATATAGTAACTCTATCATCAAATATAATTGGACCGTTAAACCTTCCATTAGTAACTTTATCTTCTAATAATATACAAACGGAGTTCTCCCCGGTAACTACTAGAAACAACTATATAAGAAATACCTTATGGTCAGACGAACTTTACAATAACCAACAGTTATCGGTTAATCCAGAGGACCTTGCAAATTATATCTCTGAACCAGATCCAGAAACTTGTACATTCGGATCTACAGATACTTCAGGTTATTTGGATACTACACATCCTTTAGCAGCGATTGATCACTGGAATACCTGGACATTTAACGAAATTCCATACAACTCTAAATATCCTCATTATTTAACTAAAAATATAGTTTATTATGAAGGGCCTAAAGACATAATCTTTACGCTCATTTATAAACCTTCGGAGGAATTACCACAGTTTTCAAAGGTATTTCTTGAATTTGGATTAGGAGGGTTGTCTCCTCAACACTCTCATAATAGGGTATTTGGATTAGAAGTTAATGAAGGAACTTTAAATCAACAGGCGTATTGGTCATTTAAACCACCATTAGGAAGTACAGGAGAACTTAATCATAGGGCGACCTTCCCTTTTAGAAAAAAACCTTATGACCCGACTATACACTTTTTTAATCAGATTAGACCATTTTATTTAAAAGGATACACTGATATTCAAGGATACCCTGATATTCCTGCGGGGTATGGAGGTGTCTATGAATTAAACTCTGAGTACAGGTTGGCTTTTATATCATTAAAACCTAGCGTGTTACAACAGTATTCCCAACTGGAAGATCCGTCCATAGCTAAAGAGGTTGCTTATATAAAATCATCTTTGGGAGCCCCGGCTAAAATAGCAGTAGGTATTGAAAACAACATATTTCAACCAGGAGAAGTCCCAGCATCAATAGATGTGGCGTACATAGGTATACATAAAGACGATACACCTGAGGACTACACATACCCGTTAACATACTTCACTCAACCAGCCTATAGAAATTCAGTAATAGGCGGTAGTGAGCTAGGATCTTTAATTAAAAAAGAAATATCGACTGAAGAGTTAATGGATCCTGATATTCTATTATCATTTTTTAGATTTTATAATGATATTTCTGACGAAACTCAATCAAGAAACCCATTAAATGTTCAAACAATTCATGGAGATATGGGTGGGGGTAGATCAAATTACAGAATTCATCCAGCAGAGTTTTCTGATCAAACTGCTTTCCTCAACGAAGGTAGAATAGATAATCTTAATATAATTAACTAATGAAAGGGCATGTAGAAATATTCAAAGAGGTTGATGGTAAAAAAACCGTTATACATAAAGACTGCAATCTAATCGTTGACGGTGCTGGAGAAGCTATAGTTGATATGCTAACCTTTACACCAGCCATAGCTTTATCTGGAAGTGAGTCAGATTTTAATGATAATACTTATTATCAAAATGCCCTCGATGCTTCTAACTTTATAATACAAGGGATGTCTTTTGCTAAAGGCAGGGTTGGGTATAAGTCTAACTTACATAAGTATAAGGCTCATAATCTCATAGCGAGTGCAAACCTTTTAAAAGATATATCTATAGGATACACTTCTTCATGCACTGTACTAGAACGACCTAATAAGTATATTATCGACGGTATCAGCACGGTATTTGATATTAATTCTTTAGATACAGATCAAGGTGGTTCGGTTACATTAGGTAATAATGTTTTTGATCAGGACTATATTCATTCTACCTCTGGGCTTCCGAAGGTATTTTCTATTGATGTTAAGATGGATTTAAATAATCCTCCTGTAGCTAATGTTGATGTTAATAATGCACCTCAACCTCATCATATGACAATTGAGGTTAGCAGTGGAGGAGATCTTTTATTATTTACAAGTATTTGGGTTAGTCCTGGAAGGCATAACGGAGGTCAGTTTATAGGAGGCAACTTGTTTGCTTTCGTAAATGATAGCCGTAGGGGCACCACCTTGCGTCCATGTAAAGCCTTGTATAAGGAATTAGGTTTTGGTTGGTATAGAATACTTTGCTCAATACCATCAGTAACTTCGTATTCCTCGGAGGATTTCCATATAAAAATATATCCAGCAGGATCTTCTAAATATGAATCTACACTAAATAGGACTAACTTATCAGGAAAGATGATGTTCGCAAGACCCAGCTTAAATATAGGGTCCCTTCCAGTTAATTACTTCCTTCCTAATGAAGGAGTAACAACTTCATCAACAGAATTTAATTCAGGTTTTCAAATTACAACTAGTTCAATAATATCTAAAGAGTCTAGTTACGCACTTCCTAATTATTTAGGTACTATAACAAATTCTGCTAACGGTTATAATGTTAGCGCATCTCTCCCTAATACTCCTCACCCTAATGACACATTACTAGAGTCAGATACCTCAACAGATTATCAGGATCATGTTGATGTTAATTTACCTAATGGTCATAATTTAAATACCTTTCCACTTGTTGCTAAATTAGAAAAAAATATCATGGATTTCCTACCATCGTATTGGGTGAAGAAAGGAGGTGATATTCAAAAACAACCTATTCAAAAAGATTTTAGGTGGTTTGGGTGTTACGCAGATGATAGAAATAACACTGCGATACTGGTGGACGAGATATCAGTGGACTCCTTTAATTCCCCAATAAGCACTAGAATATCCAGCGGCGATAGATTCAATACCGTATCTAGTATGGATTATAAAGGATATCTCCATGCTTATTACGCATCTAATGGAGAAACATCAAACTCTTCACAGTTACTAGTATCTGCACTTCCAGACTTCTCTTCAACAGGAAAAGTTATATACAGTGTTAAGATTAATAGGGCTGATGTTGAAATGGCTAACTACTTTGGCGGTATTTTTGATTTAGGTCTGCATTCTTTAGACCAAAAATCTACTAGAAAGAATAACCAAATAGGTTTTTCGAGAAGCATAGATCTTGATCCTTGGAGTGGGGATGATGTAGAGTTCAAGTTATTCGCTCAAAAATCTATGAACTATGATATTACTCACAGCGATGATTTCACCGCTGCAAACTCAGTGACAATAAATTGGACGATTGATTTCCTATGAAAGGCTTAGTTACAATAACAAAAGTTTATAAGAACGGAGATAGAGAGATAGTATGCTCAAAGTCTCCTAATATATTAACACAAGGTTTCGCCTTTGACATGGTTAATCTAATGACTGCTGGGGCTAAAGCTGATACTAGTAAATATAAATTTGGATACTTCCAGCTAGGAACTAGCTCATACTATGACGACTCTTCTTGGACGGATTCCCTTCCCTTTACATCAGTAAGAAACTTCTCAAGACTTCACTCACCAATTGCTACTGCATCTGATTACGGTCTGAACACCTCATTAGAACTAACCACTAGGGATTGTTTGGTTTATGATGAGGATTTCGTATCTCTTGAAGATATAACTTACTCGACTGAGCCTGCTGTACTAGGTATTTTAAATGAAAACAACTGCTTCCCGTTACAGCTTCCAGGAGATGATGAGAATGGTGTTGTTATAAAAATAACTTTAGACTACGGTGCTTTAGTCGGTAAATCAATAAAAGAGTTTGGTCTTTATACTAGGGACCCTGATATATCTACTTCGGAAGATACTCCTATATTATCCTGCTATAAATCGTTAACCGATCCAATTGAAAAGACAGACGAGTTTATGGTAGAAATAGACTGGCTCATTCAGTTCGTAGGAACAAGCAAGAGAATGCAAGACAGAGCCAGCTTAATATCCTTTTACCCAGCAGGTATAAAACCTAAAATTGCAGACAGGTATGCAGTTCAGAATGTAGGATATATGGAGGCTGGGGAAACCAGGGAAGTTATCATAGAGACTCAAATACCTACAGCAGAAGATGCGTACTTATATTACAATGTTTATGAGAACGGTCATCTTGGAATAAATAACTATGCCGTCTCTGGAGAGCATTGGTGTATTGTAGATGATGAGGGATTGGTTACATCAGCATTCGACTCCCCTATTTTCTGGCCTAAAAATACTACTCAGATAAAATTTACAGTTAGCGCCTTACCGTCAAACAACTTCTTCGGACAGAAGACTTTAGCCTTTGAGTTATCATCCTATACTGGTCGTGATAAGTTTATTGATTTTAATGAGTACCTAGATGGAAATGTAAATGTTTGGCATATAAGGTCCGATAAGACTGCCCCTTCTTTAGGGTTTTCTTCAACAACTTACTCCACTACGGCAGGATTTGCTCTTAGTTCAGCGGTTAGCTCTAACGGACCTATTTACGAAACATCAGCGTTTGTAGATGTCTCTACAAACGCTGCTTCATATATGTTTGGAACTAGGGGTCCTTTAGGTGGTTCTATTACTTACACAGGACCTTATGATGCTTCTGACGGATACCATGTCATCCCTCTTTATGGATCCATACAACCTTTCGCAGTATCAACTGACGCGGCCAGCCAGTTTAATATTTCATTATTAAATACTCCGTCAGGAGAACCAATATATAACTTAAATACTTATTCATTAGATTTAAGGTCAAGTTTCCAAAGACCTACTTATACAAGCGGCACTGGAGTCCCTCCTGACATAAATTATCTTGATATTAGTGCAAATAGAAACGACATATCTATAGGTTATGAAGGCCCTTGGACTGTTGAAAATGGTATGTTTACAACAGCCAACTTAGAAGGGTTCCCTACTGCAAATGTTCAGTCATGCTATGACCTTTATGAGACACAGCCTCCTGACGGGGTAATTATGAGGCACTTCTTACACGGAAGCCAGCCTGACGGAATCTTACCTGCAAGCTTTTTTTATAGCCCTCAAGAGCTATATGTGTGGCCCGACGATGCTGAAAAAAATCAGTTATTCGTAGGTGCTGCTGGAAAGCGAAGACCTGGACAGTACGACTACCTTCAGGATGGAACGGGTAGAAGATCTGGGGGAGACTGGGAGACGCAAATAAAGTTCAATTCAGATCTTTCTACAGTAGTGTTTTCTACATATATTAAAAAGTTAGATGATGTAGTAGAAGATCCTAACCGAACCACTCTTCCTGCGCCAAGCTCCACAAGCAACGAGTGCTTTGCTATGAACATTATTGTTAGGGGATACCCTGGAGTAGGCTTTTATGCATCACAGCAGCCTAAAACTGCAATGTTCAAGTGGAACTCTGACGGAGGTATAGATCCTATAAAATGTTATGTTTCTAGGCTAGGAGCATTCACTTACTCCTCTAAAAATAGCGCAGAGATTCAGTATGTTTCTTCCGTAGGGTACGACAAGTTTTATGATGAGAGCATAGACTTTGGAAAACAACTATCTTCTTCACAGTATGGGGTCATAGGAATTTTAGAAGGAGACGATATAGGAGTCTTCCAACCTCCCATAGTCGCTCCTGTAGCCTCAGGTTATCTGAACATAACAAGTTCAGTAGATTACTCGTTCCCTTTCTCACCTACTACAGGACACACTCTAAGCGCAGTAGGAGGGCAATTAAGCTTGAGTAGTATATGGGAGCCTCAAGATAATAAAGGTCCTTTCGGGTTTACTTCCTCAGGCCCTGGATTGAAATATGATATGGGAGTTTTTTCAGGAACTAACGGAGGTGATACAAATGCTTCCAGAGACATTGCTGCATACGGATACACTGACCCTTTCTGTAGAGACGGTTGGTACAGAGTATGGGTCGCAGCCGAGGTTCCTGAAGACTTCTATGAAACATCCCTTTATGGTGCGGCTAGTCCTGAAGAAGGAGGAGCCATACATGAAAGAAATATAATACCTTCAATATCTGAGAATAGTAGGGGAGGGGGTCTAGTCGGAATCACTCAACCAGATTACCGAGCAGGCATTCAAGGAAACACAGGAACTTATTACGAGGTTCCTTCGGTAACTTCTGGGGTCCTTTTAGCTTGGAATCAGTATGAGCAATATACTAAAACTGGGTCTTTTACTAAAGGTCACTCAAACGGATACATGCCAAGACCGTATCAGCCAAGAGAATATTCATGGTTCACTCCAAGAGGTAATGCTTTTACCAACGATTTAGCTACTTCGTCTATAACAATGACATTTACCTGATGCAAATAACGGCTTGTCCTTGAATATATAATAAATAAATGAGAGGTTATTATGAGTTCTAGCAAATTTCAGCCTAAAGGATTCCTTGAAATCTGGAAGGTTTATGATGATGGTTCCCAGGAATTGCACTGGTCAGACCAGAATGTCATTACATCCGGTATGGGTGTAGGGCTTTCCATGCTATTTGCAGCCTCAGGATCTTCTAATGTAAAAGATTATCAAATAGGTTATTTTCAAGTAGGGACTAGTGGAAACTTGGATAACTACGACAGTTCTTTTTATGAATTGTCAGGACCTATACCCTCTTCAGTAGATTACGGAGTTCTTTTATCCCCAGGAACCACTCCTAGCAAACAGAATGATGGTATATTTTTTACAGATGTAGTTGATTTGTATCCATTAAAGAATGGTTCAATAAGCGTAGACACAGAGCCTTTTGTAAAAATAAGATATAGTAACATTCATAGAGTATCAAAAAATTCTGTAAGATATACTCTCGTACTAGCCCCCAGATCTGTTACCAGATCAGATCCGTTAAGCGAGGTTGGACTATTTATGAGAAATCCTACTGGGCAAATGGAGGACTCACCTATCTTAGTAGCTTACAGACCTTTCACACCTATAAAAAAGACTGATGCATTCACTTTAGTCTTCCTCTGGACAATACAATTCTAAAATGGCATTCGTACCCGCAGACCTTTACACAGTAAGTGCAGGAGTTGAACTTTACAACTACTGGAACC